GATCCTTCTGGGTATATGTATTTACCATTCTCGTCGAAGTTAGGACCAGTTCTCTTTGCATTATATACAGGGTAAGGTCTCTTCCCTTCCCTCATCTCTCTACCCTTTCGCTTTCTTATTTCATTACCAGTCTCATGATCTGGATCAATGGTAGGCCATGATGATCCTAGGATCCTTTTAATATCTTCTTTAGTATAACCTTTCATCTCCAGATTCTTGTTAACTGACGGACATCAGTGACACCATAGAGTGCCTTGACTGTTGCTTCTGCATCCTCTCTAAGATTAGAGGGTGAGAAGAATTCTACTTTGGTTAGTCTATTTGAGTTAAGTAATATTTGTGCTGACCATTTAGTTTCTTTCACTGTGAGATCTCATCATAGGGTGGTTCCCATACTGGGACAATCTCATGCTTACTTGTACTAATCTTCTCATTCTTTAGCATCTCTTCCAACTCTTCCACAGTCAGAGTATGTGCTACCACCTCTGATTTCTTATCGTATACATGAAAGAGTATGTCGCTCATGGAATGATCCCTTTTCTGTTGAATTAAAATTTGTTTTGTCCTAGTAGTCTCTTCACTATAGAAGATAACTGGTTGGTCTCTCTGGTCTCCACTCATTTTGGTATTTGTTGTTTATAGTTCTTAGGAGTCGGAGTGCCTTTAACTGGGCCACTAGTAGTCGGCCATGCGTTGACCATCTGTAGATATATTTCTTCTCTAATGATTTCTCTCAGTCTAACTTCCTCAGCATTAGCTCTCTTCTGAGGACCACCAGTATAGTTATCCACTATCTGACCACCCCCTATAGTAGCACCAGTACCTATGACTGCTGCTGCTGTGACTCCTGTTGTGATTTTCTGTACGTCCATTAGAGATACGTTACTACTAGTATTACACGTCTACCTTTCTTAGGAGGTACCATACAGTGTAGTCCTTCAAAGACTACTATATCATCCTCTTTAGGTGTGAAGACATGCTTCTTCCCCTTATCATCGAATGCAATTGTGTCTCCACCTACATCAGTGAAGTATACAAGTAGATTCTTATGAGGGAATTCATGATCATAATGAGGTACTGTTAATACATTACCTTCAACTGGGTGTACCGCATTAGCATTAATACGATAGACCACCTGTGGGTTAATTTTATTTATCTCAAAGATTTGTCCAATGACAGGCTCGACATACTCCAGATATTCAGAGTTAGGGTTGGAATAAAACTTGTGCATAGGACTTGGTCCTTGCAAAAACCCATGAGAATAGAACGCTAAGTCTCCATTCCTCTGCTGTTTCATCTGATAACCAGCGTGGTTGGTCTGCTCTTTGATTAATTGATCTGATGCACTGAGTGCCTCTTGTCTATCTCCTTCGTCTAGATCTGAATTATTACTCTCGACTGTTCGATTGACATACTCTGTGTAACCAGGCGTTGCCTGATCATTATAGGACCAACCAAAGTTTGGTCCTAAAATAAGTTCTTTAAATGATGCATACTCACGTGTATATTGGGTCTCCATAGGAGACTTCAACTTAGTAAACATAATCTAGACAACTCTTAGAATGGGTTGACAGGTCCAGTAGGAAGTGAGATGTCTGGCTCATCCATCTTCTCCATTGGAGATGTACCAGCAGCAAAACCACCAAGGGATCCACTGATAGCACCGCCACCAATAGATCCAAGTGCCTTCTCAGTAACTGATTCTATGATTGCATCTTTTTGTGTATAAAGATATACCCCACCGCTAACAACGGAGAGAGATATAATACCAGACGCAATAGCAATAGCATTAATAATTTTCTGCATGACTATAATTTGTAGGTTTCATCTTTCTTACCAGGATCAACAGCAATGATCTTCAATGGTGCTTGCTCAATCTTAATTGTCTGCACAGGACCACCGTTACCGTTGCCACCTCCATTTCCATTCTGCATCTTCATGGTACCATCCCCCTTCTTAGAAGCGGTTTGAATCCCGAACGAAGCTAAAACTCCAGTGAAGACCGAAGCTATGAAAGTTGGATCGATTTTCTGTTGTGGTACTCCAGGAATAGCAACGTAATTTAACGTGAGTATTCCACCACTCCAAACCAACACACCAAGTCTAACAAAAGTAGATATGATTGCGGCTTGTTCTTCTTCATCTGGTAAGATCTTGTCTTTTATTGTACCTAAGACTCCCTTTTTTGTCAAGTCTTCTTTCTCTTCCTTAGCCATACTACGTCACCTCCTGTGGTGTCTTCTTTTTACCAATATTATATTTGGACTCTAGTGTCCATTCACCTTTATCTTTAAAGGATAAAACTTTTATTTGGTTAAGAGGTGCTAAGTCTTCTATGGTACCACTAATATCTATTAGTCCCCAGTCAGATAGTAGTTTTGCTATACGATTGCGACGTTGCACATCGTTGGGGGTAATGTTAGTAGGCTTACCGTCTAGTGCAAACAGTTCTTTAAAGTGCACTATGTAATACTTACCACGTTTATGTAGAATGTGACAAGACTGATACAGCTTACGCTCTTTACGAGATGCTACACCTATACGAGTCAATGTCTCTCTCACTTTGAGAAAGTCATCGGGTTCCTTTAGGGTAACTTCTAACATCATGTCTTGAGACCACGAGATCTCATCACTCATTGTCTTCCTCCAGTATCTAATTTAGATCTAATAACTTCAATTTGTTCTTGAGTTAAAATTCTCATCGCTTGCTGAGCTTTCTCAGTGTTATAACCATAGTATCTTTTCACTAAGTCGAGGTCACAGTCTTTAGACTTCTTATCCCAAGGAGAAAATCTTTTAGATTTCCTAACACTATGTATAAAGTATTGATACTGAAGATCATTATCTAAATGTGAAGAAGCATTCATCTCATTGGCATGCATTACTGTGTCAATGAATGCAGAAAGACACTTGTTCACAATGAAAGCAGGGTATTTTTTCATTGCTCTCTCATCATTAGAGAGATCTCCCTGCTTTAAATTGATACTGTTTAGATAATCCTTTAACGGATACTCATGCATACATTACCTCTAGCGGTGTTGCGTTGATGTCGTAGTTTGCTACGAGTAATTCTTTCTTCAATTTATTATCTGGCCTATGCTTCATACCATAAGTGATCTTAAATTCTTCTTGATGGAAGTTACGATACAATTGCTTTAGGTCATCATCATTATTATAAGTGACAAACCAATCATGCTTACATAAAGCACAAGCCTCATAGAAATCTTCATGTTTAAAATTCTTATGTAACTCAGCGTTACTACCGTATAGGTATGTTCCTATTTTATAGGGAGGATCCAGAAAAAGAAACACATTGTTACCATTCTGACGCATAACTTCAGAGTAGTCAAGGTTAGTGATCTTCCAATTCTGAATTAGATTGGATATATTCTGTAGATTTCTGGCACCCTTGGTGGTAAAATTTTGTCTAGATGCGGTTGCAGAGAAGGAACTATTCTCAGTAAGTCCAGAGTAAGAGCACTTATTAAGAACCCAAAAAAGCACAGCTTGAGTATAAGTATCTTCTTTGTGAATCCTATCCTTGGCATCTTTAAATAATTCTTTGGCCTTATCCTCTGACGAATGCTCTTCTTTAATCTTAACTAGATCTTCAGACAGTCTCTTGCCATCCTTCTGAAGATGTGTCCAGAAGTTATAGAGGTAAACATATTTATCGTTAACCCACACTGGTATATCAGGGTACATCTGTGTGAATAGTAGTGCTACACTACCACCACCCAAGAATGGTTCACGAAACTCACCAATAGTCTTGGGGAATCTAGGAATAAAATCTTTAGCAACCCTAGACTTACCGCCTGGATATCTCAATGGTGTTTTCAAATACTTCATAATACTTTAACCTCTAATTGTGGCATGTCGAATGGTCCTTTGTTGCATCTACCCTCTGGAAATGCATTGAAACTTATAGTCCATCTATCATATTTTTCTAGATGTCTACCAGAAAAATGTCTTAACCATGATGGGAATATGATTAACTTACCTGGCTCTGCTGAGACTGTCTCACAGATACCCCAGTTGTCAACCATCTTATCATGCTGATGTAATTCTAGTGTATCATATACTCTAGGAGTACATGGGTCATCGAAGGCAGTGGGTGCACCCTCGGTCAGATAATATACAGCACTGACATAAGACATAGGATGTCTATGGAGTGGGTGACCTACCCCACTCTCAGCAAGTGCCTTGTTAAACCAACACATACTGATCTTAAGTCTATCACAGTATAGTTGATATTGGTTATGATACTCATCAAGACAAGCACCAAACCAACCTATCAAATTCTTTACATGCTCATTGTCACACTTGTGTAGATCAGGTCTACTGGTGATAACACCCTCTGGAAAGTTAGATAACTGTTGAGGATATGTTTCAAAGAATTCAATAAGATGATCATGTATATCATCTTTAGGTTTACGATACTCCCTAATTTTAACAGGGAATAAATTAAGTTCGTTACTTGCTTCCCAGACCATTACTCTTGCTTCATATAACTTTTTAGATCTAGTGGTCCTAGATCATCCCATGCTTCAGTTACCTTAACGTTAACCATAGACTGTCCCCAACCACCACCGTTAACATTACCAGAAGGAAATGTATTGAATGAGATACTGAATCTATCCTTGGTGGAGAAATTAGGATCAGAAGAATGGATAAGGTAACTAGGAAAGATATACAATCCACCTGGTATGGGATTCACATACTGAGTGGCATCACTAATAGGTCCACCATCCAGTTGAAACTGTGCCCACTCTCGTTGTGCAATTGGATCAACGAATATAGTTGGTGGTCCTTCAGTAAGATAGAAGATAGCACTCAACCATGACATAGGATGCCTGTGTGGTGCATGGTGGTGACCACTACCAGCATCTGATCTATTGATCCATGACTTATTAACTACTAATCTATCACAGTTCCAGCCATTGTCAACATGTAATGTGTCAACACACTGTTGAAACCACTTCATTAGGTCACGGTAGTCAGGGTTAGGACAGATATCAGGACAGGTACCAACTCCATACTCAGCATTGTAATTCCGATACTCCATCGTCTTTGCTTTTGCCAGAGTATCTTTAAGCAATGCTTTAGGTGCCTTAAAACTAAAGCACCTTACAGGAAACATATTAACTGTCTGATAATTTTGTCTCATTTTTGCCAATCGTAGTGAAAGAAATTACCTTGAGGATGACACATTGGATCTTCTTTCTCAACCCGATATGCAATCATACTCTGACCTTTAAAGTCAGTCCTATCACCAATAATATCATATGCTTGCCTCATCTTTTCTTGATCTTTAAGACGAAGCACTACCTTCGCTGAAGGTTTAGGTATGAATTTAC